GTTATTTACTTTGAGAGTGAAAGTGCATTAACAAAACAATTAATTGAAGACAGAGGTATTGATAGTGATAGAATGGTTATTATGCCAGTCACTACCGTGCAAGAGTTTAGAACACAAGCATTAACAGTATTAGACAAATACATTGAGCAAAATGAAGCAGACAGAAAACCAATATTACTTGTATTAGATAGTTTGGGTATGTTATCTACAACGAAAGAAGTAGAAGATACCGCAGATGGTAAAGAGACAAGAGATATGACGAGAGCACAAGTGTTAAAGGCTGCGTTTAGAGTATTAACTTTAAAACTTGGTCGTGCCAAAGTGCCTATGGTTATTACCAATCATACCTATGATGTTGTGGGTGCATATATGCCTACAAAAGAAATGGGTGGTGGTTCTGGTTTGAAATATGCGGCTTCAACCATTGTTTATCTTTCGAAGAAAAAAGAGAAAGAAGGAACAGAGGTTGTTGGTAATATTATTCATTGTAAAACTCAAAAGTCTAGACTATCAAAAGAAAATATGATGGTTGATGTTCGATTACGTTATGATACTGGTTTAGATAAATATTATGGATTACTAGACTTAGCAACTAAGTATGGTATCTTCAAACAAGTATCAACACGAATAGAGTTACCAGATGGTTCAAAACAATATGCGAAGACAATATACAATGAACCAGAAAAATATTTTACAGACGATATATTACAACAAATAGACGAAGCAGCTAAAAAAGAATATTCATATGGGAATCCCGAAGTATAATTACGTTGAACACCCTAAATTTGAACAAATGGGTTTTCGTATTGCTGATGGCAAATACGAGAACGTTATCTATACTTACGGAAAAGTAAAACCTATTGAAGAAAACGAAAAGTTAAGATTGAAGTTTGAATATGATATACATGAAAATCCAAATGATGTAGATACGGATTCAGATGACTTTATTAACACTATTGGTGATATATTAACTACTGAAATAACAAAGGAAAAAGATGGTAACAGCGGAGAAGATAGAGAGAACAGCTCTACGGAATCTACTACATAACGAAGACTATACAAGAAAGGTATTACCTTTTCTTAAACCAGAGTATTTTCAAGACCGTAGTGAGCGTGTTGTATTTACTGAAATACAAAAGTTTATTTCACAATATAACAAACGACCTACAAAAGAAACTCTACAAATAGACCTTGGTAAGCGTAAAGATTTAAATGAGGATGAATACAAACAAATTGTATCTCTTATCACTTCTCTTAATCCAGAAGACGTTGACTTAGATTGGTTAGTTAATACAACAGAAAAATTTTGTAAAGATCGTGCCGTTCATAATGCGGTGATGGAAGGCATACATATATTAGATGGTAAAGATAAAAAACAAAACCCTGAAGCAATACCTGAAATCCTCCGTGACGCTTTATCTGTTAGTTTTGATAATGCTGTGGGGCACGATTATTTACTCGATATAGAAAAACGATTTGACTATTACCACAAGAAAGAAACACGAATACCTTTTGATCTAGACTATTTCAACAAAGTCACAAAAGGTGGTTTACCAACGAAAACTCTCAATGTCGCATTGGCGGGTACTGGTGTTGGTAAAACTTTATTCATGTGCCATCAAGCTGCATCTGCGTTGGCACAAAACAAAAATGTTTTGTATATTACCATGGAAATGGCAGAGGAAAGAATTGCTGAACGTATAGACGCAAACTTACTTAACATTTCTATGGAAGATTTACATATGTTGAATAGAAAACTATTTAACGATAAAATTACACAATTACAATCCAAAACAACAGGCACATTAATTATTAAAGAATATCCAACTGCAAGTGCAGGTGCAAATCATTATCGTGCCTTAGTAAATGAACTGGCATTGAAAAGAACATTTAAGCCAGATATTATTTTTATTGATTACATTAACATATGTGCCTCATCTAGATTTAAGGCAGGTTCTAATGTAAACAGTTATACCTATATCAAAGCAATTGCTGAAGAACTAAGAGGTTTGGCTGTTGAGTTAGATGTTCCTATCGTGACTGCCACACAAACAACTAGATCAGGCTACGTTTCAACAGATATAGGATTAGAAGACACATCAGAATCCTTTGGGCTTCCAGCAACAGCAGACTTTATGTTTGCGTTGATTTCTAGTGAAGAACTAGAAAAGGCAGGGCAAATGCTTGTTAAACAATTAAAGAACAGATATAATGATCCAACCATGAATAGAAAGTTTATAATTGGTGTTGATCGTGCAAGAATGAAACTGTTTGATATAGAACAACAAGCACAAAACTTAATACAACCAGAGGAGACAAAATATGTCGAACATAACCTTAAAGAAACGCAAGAAGAAAGCGCCGAAGAAAAGTACAAGAAGTTCCAGGACTTCCAGTTCTAGTATAGAGTATTCTGTAAAGACTAGAAAGAAAGGTAGAGGTTATACCTTTCAAGTAATGCAAGGTCCATGTGGACAACATGCAGAACCTAGAGTAGTGCAAACATTTAACTTTAGAGATAAAGCTAAAGAATTTGCAGATTTTCACAATAAAAACCAGATTTGGAAAGTAAATGGAGGTATTCCTAAGTTTCTCCTTGACTAAATAGTTATTTTAGTATATAAATGGGAGTAATGATGAAGGGATTTAAAGATTTCATAGACGAACCTGTAGATTTACAGGAAGCAAGACTAAAAGCAGAGGATTACGAGGCTGCCATCGTTATTGGTTGGCACAAGAATAATGGCAAGAAACTTGATCTTGCTGCTTCTGGTATTAGTCCTGATGTCTATAAGATGTTGCAAAAAGAGAAGGCAGCATTAAGATCAGGCGAACTCATCGCTAAAGCAATCGCAAAAAAGTTTGGCAACAAGAATGCTAAGGCAGAACAATACGGTCGTGCCAAATCTAAACTAACTCCGTTCTGGAAGTTATATGGTGCAACAGACACCACTCCTAAAACAGATATACTCATAGGTAATAAAAGACTATCACTAAAGATAGGCATGGCACAGTTGATGTCTGGTGGTAAGGCAGAAAGCACCGCAACATTCTATGCGGCTTTGAAATCAACACCTGCATTAAAGAAATCACAACAGTTTAAGAAAACAAATGCTGTGTTTAATAAGTTTGTTACAAGCACGGTTGCTCCTGGACAATTAAGACCTATCATTAAGAAAGGTGATAATCCAGTCGTCAATGCAGCAGAAAAGGCTCACAAAGAGTGCATGGTAGAATTAGGTTCATTGTTTGAAAAGTCAGATAAATTTAAAATTGCATTTGCTCGAGAAGCAATGTCTGGGTATGAAAAGTATGGTCGAGCAAGTAATAGTGCAGCTGAGTTTATGGTTGTGGCTAATCATGCTGGCACTACTGTTAAAATAGAAAGTGTCAATGATGACGCCTACTGTAAAAAGATTGCAGACGCTATGAAACTACAAGCAAGATTTAAAACAAGTTCAAGAAAAGTAGGTGGCGAGAAAACAGGCGAATATAATTTCTGGTCAGTGGTATCATTAATCGTAGATAGCATGGCAGGGGAAAAAGAAGATTACTCAAAAGAGTGGTATGGTAATTTAGATGAAGGTATTATTGATGTAATCAAAACAAAAGTCAAATCTGTATTTACAAAAGTTGTAGATAAAGCAAAAAGTTTTATACAAGCAGGTGTCGATAAGATGTTGAAATTCTTAGGCATGATACCTGATGTAACAGTAAAGAGGTTTATAAAATTCTAATGGAACTATTAAACGAAGATAAGAACACACATTTAGAACATCTGGAAGATGATATCATTAACAATGGTTATGCAGGTGGTCAAAATGCCATTGCTTTTTTAGAAGCATTGAATGGTATGTTATCTGGCAACAGTTCAAGTAGAGTGAATGTGTCTGTTAAGTGGGATGGCGCTCCAGCAATAGTTTGTGGACCAAGTCCTGAGAATGGTAAATTTTTTGTAGGCACAAAATCTGTATTTAATAAAACACCAAAAGTAAATTATAATATTGCAGATATAAGAAAAAATCATGAGGGTCCTGTTGCAAATATTTTAAGAGAATGTTTACAGTATCTTTCTCGTATTGGTATGAAAGAAATATTACAAGGTGATTTAATGTTTGTGCAATCTAGTAAAAAGAAAACAACATATAAAGATCCTTCAGGTAAACAAGAAGCAATGATTTCATTTCAACCTAATACAATAGTTTATATGGTACCAGAGAATACACCATTTGGTAAAAAGATAGATCGTAGTAAATTAGGTATTGTATTTCATACGACATATAAAGGTTCAAGTTTTGATAAACTATCTGCTAAGTTTGGTGCTAATGTTTCTAAACTACGAAGAACACCTAATGTATGGTTTGATGACGCAACGTATAAAGATGTATCAGGTAATGCATTAATGACAATAGGTGAAAGTCAACAATTACAAAAAACAATTAACATGGCGTCTGGTTCTTTAAAGAAATCAAAAGAAATGTTAAACAAAATTAAAACAGAAAAAAACACATTGTCAGTAGGTGTACAATTAAAAACATATCTTAACTCTTTTATTAGAGCCGCAACTGATTTACCATCAACAAAAGAAACGGCAAATAAATTTAGAGAGTTTTATAAAGAGAGAACACAAAAAGAAATTGATAGTGTAAAAACAGACAAGGCAAAAGAAAAATATCAAACAATACAAGATACAGGTTTAAAATTTATTGACAATCATAATGAAAGTGTTTATTTTGCGTGTGCAACATATAAGACATTACAAACGGCAAAAGGTGTGATTATATCAAAACTAAACAAGGCAAAAAGTATTGGTACATTTAAGACTACACCAAAAGGTATGGTTGCAACAAATCCAGAAGGATACGTTGCAGTAGATAAAAAAGGTAAAGCAGTAAAACTTGTGGACAGACTAGAGTTTAGTATTCAAAACTTTACGGCGGCAAAGAATTGGGAAAAGAAATGATAGAAAGATTTATCATACAAGAAGGTTTATATGACCCAGGTATTTTCAAAGCATTCTTTCTTGCAGGTGGTCCAGGTTCTGGTAAGAGTTATGTAACACAAAGAATTACTGGTGGTCTTGGTTTAAAGAATGTTAATTCAGATAATGCTTTTGAAAAAGCATTAAAGAAAGCAGGATTGTCTTTAGATATGCCACCTGAAGAAGAATATTTTAGAGATAAAGTAAGAGCAAGATCAAAAGCAATAACAGGAAAAAGTTTAGACATGTACATACAAGGTAGGTTAGGTTTAGTGATTGATAGTACCGCAAGAGACATTTCTAAAATAGAAACAGGATTAGCTGCATTAAAAAGATTAGGTTATGATTGCCACATGGTATTTGTAAATACAAGTTTAGAAGTGGCACTGGCAAGAAATGCTTCTAGGTCTAGAACAGTACCAATTGATATTGCAAAAAAAAGTCATGCACAGATACAACGAAATATGGGTAAGTTACAAATGTTATTTGGTATGAAAAATTTTTATGTTATTGATAACAATAAAGCAAATGATGATGTGCTTGCTAAAGCATATAAGATGATTGCAAAAATAGTTAAAAAACCTATAACAAATCATGTTGCAAAAATGTGGATGAGAAAAGAA